TCCCAGCAATTCACGCGGTTATCGTTTCACCATTGCTAGTGAACGGCCCTACCAGTTAAGGCAACCTCAGATTTCCGCCCGGCTTTCGTCAGCTTGTTCGCACGACGAGAAACCACGATCTCTTTCTTGGAGATCTGATGATAGTTCTGCAGCCGCACCGGAGAGGTGAGAGCGTCGCCGGAGAATTCGTTGCCGTCTAAATGCGCATTCCCTGAGTCCACAATGGAGTATGAATCTTTCAACCACTCCTTCAAGTCGCTGGTCGAGGTGCCTTTTTTGCACAGCGACTGGAAGGGCGTGTCATCAGGATCGATGTTGTAAATCGTGTCAGCGAGCTGCTCGCGGACATTGTCTCCATCGGTCGCTAGGTCGTAGCGATCAAGAGTTTCTGCAAACTGTGCCATTTTTCATTCTCCTGGCTAACGCAACAGCCCTTCAAATCCGGGCATGTTGGCGATCGCAGCAGCGGCGTCTTCGCGGGTTCTCGACTTGTTGAACCGAGTTCTCGCTTTCTCAAACGCCGAATTCTTCACAGCGATTTTTTTCGCAGGTTTCTGGATTTTCGGCACAGACTTGACACGCTTTTTCGCTGGGTCAGCGTCGCGCTTGGCCTGGTCGTACAGGCGCGCTTTTTCTGCCAGAACAAAAAAACGGTGATCAAGAATCGAGGCGATGTCTTCGGCAGCGAATTGCTGCGTCAGGTAATCGCCAAGTTGCCGAGCGCGGTCATCGTTCCAAGGAGCTTGGAACTGAGTTGACATCGCATCCGCCAGGCTTTCGCGTTCGCGCTGTTCAAGCGTTTGACGAGAAGCCTGCTGCTCCTGCTTGAGTTGATGCTGGTTCTGCGCATACCACTGATATGCGCTCTGCTGCATTTGTTGAAACTGATTAGAGCGGTCCTGCCACTTGGCAGATTCAACCGCCCACCGCTGCGGGTCGCTGTCTCGAAGTCGGTCAATCTCACTCTTCTCGCCGAGAAGCATCTGCTCCATCTGCCGCATCGTCGCACCGACCACTTGGGCCTGCGCTTCAAGCTGCTGCCGAGCTGTGTTGACTTGAGACTCGTGCGTCTTGCGGGCTTCCGCCAACGCCATTGTCTTTTTCCGATAATCAGCGTCCCTTGAATAGCCGTTTCTCAGTTCCGCTAGGGTGACCGAATGGTCTCGACCGTCGACGCGCACAGTGGTCGAGAGGTTCGCCTCAAGGTCGTCAATGTCGACCCCGAGCGCCTCTGCCACCTGCGCGACGGTTTCCAGTTCGGTTTCCGCTTCATCGTCTGAAACGTCATCATCATTGGCGTCCGCCACCTCTTCAGCGTCGGCGTCCACCACATCCTCTTCTGCTGACGCTTCAACCTCTTCGGTGTCGTCGTCAGATTCTTCAACTTGCACCTGTGGCGCTCCGGGCACCTCTTCTGTGCCCCAGCCCATCAGTTTGTCCAAAAGTCCGTTACTTTCTATTTCCGTAGCGGCCTCTAGGACGCTTACGGCTCCGTCTGGGTTGGCCATAAAAATCTCCATCAATGGGAAGGTTTCGCCTCACGGCGAGGGCTTCGCTGGTGCGGTTAGCCCGGAGCGCGCCTGATGTAGGCGCGCAATCGCGACTCGAAATCATTGATCGCTTGCAGCGACAAAATGAGCCGGTCACGTTTGAGAGAGCTTCGCCCGTACCATCGCAACGGATTGGCGGATAGCTCGGTGATTACCTCGCTCCGCATCGCGTCGAGCGCGAAGCGGACAGCGTCATCATTCAAAATTGATTCAGCGTGAGCAGCGCGTGAGTTTTTGTTATCGCGCATCAAAGCGCCTGCATGCGCTGAATTGCATCGCGCAGCGCTTCTTCACTGCGGTTGCCACTAAAGTAGGCGGCCAGAACATCCATGCGGCGCTCACGTTTGCGCTCGGACTCCTGCACCATCTTGCCAACCGCATCAACCTTGCTGTTCACCTGATTCACCTGCGGCGTTGGATCTGGCCGCACCTGCGACTGCTGGCGCAGCATCTCAATGCGTTCGCGGCTTTCAATTTCAGCGCGCGCAATTTCAGCTTTCAGTTGACGATCTTTTTCGTCGCTTGTTTCCTGCAGCAAGGCCAGCTGCTTCTTTAGCTCATTCGCTTCGCGCTCAAGCCGCGCCTTCTCGATTGCAGCCACCTGGGACTGCTGCCCCTGCTGCATGCTTTCCTGTGCTTGCTGAGCAGCTTTGACTTCAAGCTCTTTAGCTTTGAGCGCCGCCTCCATCTGCATCTTCTGCGCTTCAAGCTGGCGCTTCTGACCTTCAATCTGCATCTGCGCCTCAATCGCCATCTGATTCGGATCTGGCGGCGGAGGCGGAGGCGGCGGCAGCGTGGACGGGTCAACAAAGAACATCTGGGGAGAGCGCTCACCCATCGCATCAGCCAAGCGCGTGGCCGAGTGATAAAGGTTCTGTGGCTGGACCACCCCAAATTGCGTCAGCTCTTTCTGCTGCTGCAGAAGACCCATCAGCATCATCTGGCGCTTCTCCTTCGCGTAGAAGCCTGTTCCGACTTCAACTGTCACATCGCGGCGCTCACGCCAGGCTGACGGATCAAAGCTCACCCAGTTGCCGCGCATGCGGATCACTTTTGACTTCGGCACATATTCGCGAAGAAGCCGATGACACTTGAGCAGCGCATCTTTAACGCCCGTCTCTGCGAAGACGCGGGTCATCATCTCGATGCGCTGTGACGCCTGCTCCAGCGCGCCCATGTAGGCGGTCGCTTTCGTGTCGCGCAGCGCTTCAGCGTCCAGCGTCATCTGCGGAGCGACGCCTGTGCGCGTTTTGACCTGCTGTCCGATCTCCTGCATCACGCTCAGGATCTCAGGCGCAATCGGCTGCACCTGCTCTTCACGAATGCGAGACTCATCCTCGCACTCGATGATCTCGACGCTGACATCGTTCAACTGATCTAAGGTCGTGCCGTCATCCACCTGCGCCATGCGACCGACATACTTGCGGCGGATGTTCAGTCGATAGATGTTGTCAAGCAGGTTACGAGTCAGCGTCGTCTGAACGAGCTGCATATCTTTGACGGTGTCAACCAACGACATGCCCGTATGCTTGTGGGCCATCGGGATCGCGGACATCGCGATAATGGGAAGATAGTCGCTCTCTTCGTTCTCGAAGATTTTCTCGCCAATCATCACAACACGGCGGCGCTCAGCGACGCCGTCGCCATCCATGTCGAGCGAGACGTAACACTCGTTCACCCAGTACAGCTTCATTGACTCGTCGTCGCTGTCTGCGTTGTCCGGGCGCTCGTCGGTGTAAAAAAGTCGGCTGGTGCGTTCGTCCCCCCATTCAGCCGACTCGTCCTCCCCCCCGCACATCTTGAGTTCGTCGCCGTCGTAGCCGTTTTCGACCAGCCACGAATGCGTGCGCTGCACGCGGTGGCAGACAAAGTCTGCGCCCTCCAAGCTGAGTTCGTTCAGATCGTTGTCAACGATAATCTGGTCAGGCTGGCAAGGCTCAAAGTGAATCTGGTAGTCCCGGGAGATCCGGCGCAGCTCGACGTCGTACATCATCTCCATCTGGCCGGGATATTGGTTGCTGCTCAGCAGCTCCAGCTCATCTTCGGTCATCAGGAGCTGCGTAAGCTCCATCTCGGTCAGACCTTTGTACTCTTCGTGCCGATTCTCGACGCGGTGGTCGCACCAGATCTTCGCGTAGGCCGTCGGATAGATCAGCGCATCGGTGATCCAGTTCAGCAATGTCAGAAAACCGTTGTTTTCCTCAAACAGCACATGGCGAACAATGTCGGTTTCCTGGTCGGCCTGCGCTTCGTCGTCCGGCCCGACCGGAACAAACGCAACCACGCGGTCGCCACTTGCAAACGGCCGCATGATCAGCGGCTTCGCCCACTCAACAGTTTCCATCACCTCGCGCGTGATGACCTTCGAATAGCCGTCGCGCTCGTTGCCGTAAGGCGCGCCCAGATAGGCGTTGAGGTTGTCTTTGCGCGTGTGCGATATTTCGTTGTCCTGGTCGTTCAGCCCGTCATCAATTTTCCGGCGCAGAAACGCGACCAGCTCAGATTCTGTTCTGATCATACGATGTGACTCAGCTTGTTGATGAAGTCGCGCGCTCGCGACGTTCGCGGCTTGACCACGGTCTGCATGCCGCGCGAGACGTAATCAATCCCGACGGCCAAATATCGAAAGGCGTCTGCCCCGTGGCTTGTCCAGTCGTGAAGTGGACGAGCGCGGAAGTCACGCATCTTGTCGTTCCACTCGCGCCGGTATTGCCTAAGCGCCTCAATGCCGCGGTCGCACTTTTCGGCATCGAACCAACAGCGATCTAAGAGCAGCCGTGCCTGGTTGATCCCGGCGTTAATTTCAAGCTGCGGCACCTGCACCAGACGCTGCAATCCGAGCTTGCGAATGCTGTCCGCCAGCGTCTTGCCGGTTGCTAATTTGTAGCGGCTATCGAACGCGTCATGCGGCAGTAGGTGCGAGCCGTAAACGTAAGGCTTCGACTGCAGCTCGCGAACATAGTGGTCGATGCTTTTGCCGGCGGACTCGTAGTAGTCGATGACGCGGATCTCGCGGTGGACGACCTGAAACAGGAATATCGCCGTAGAGTCCGTGTGCCCTAAATCCCAAGAGCTGTGCACCGGCACACCCGGCTCATGCCGCACTCGGCCGATGCGATTCTCACGTTCAATTTTGTCGAAGGCGTCCGCGTAGTAGGCGCCAAGAATCGGGCTCTCGAACGAGCAGTAATACTCCTGATTGAAAAGCGCCTTGCCTTCGTCTTTGCCGTAGATCGCGATCATCGACTTCAGCGACTCATCCAGCGCCTCCGGCGTAAAGACGCCGGTGTCATCCACTGTCTGGAGCTCGGCGTGCCAGCTGTCCAGATCCTGCGCCAATCGATACAGGCTGTAGCCGTGATTCCGTCCGCGAGCCGTATAAATGAAAGCGGCCCAGCCGCCGTTCTCATTCAGGATCGGTTCCAAGTACGCCCAGGCGGCAGGGTTTGCCAGTGCCCACTCTGAAAACACGATTCCAGCCGGCGGCGAGCCGACGAGACTATTGAAGTTGTCCGAGCCGACGACGTGCCAATAAGAGCCATTGACGGTCTCGATGAACATCTCTTGATCGTTCGTTCTCGCCCGGATCTCTGGCGGGAACGCTTCATCAATTCGGCGCTTGCCAGTGTGCGGATTCACCGCAAGCCAGATGGCTTTCCGCGCCTGAGATGCTTCCGGCAGCATGTGCCAGTAGGTGCCGGGCTTCGTCACCAGCTGCGTCGCCGTCCAGTGCAGCGCCAAATCGTCCTTGCCCCACCGCCGATGACAAACCAGCGCAACGCGCTTGCCGCCACCTTCCAAAAAGTTCCACGCCTTTTTTTGATACGGGCGCGGCGCCCATCCGTTAGGAATCTGCAAAACGCACTACTTCAATTTTCAACGGCCCACCGCCGTTCGTCAGTTCAATCGCCTTCTTCTGCGGATACCGGAACGGCAGCACCCAGCGGTCAATCGCAGCGCGCTGCTGGTCTGACAGGTTGCCCGTGAGGCGTGTATGCACCAGCGCCTCCAGCGGGTCGTAGCCCAGCAGATCCAGCTTCTCAGCCACCTCATCCAGCCGAGTTGTAAACTCACCAGCGCGCGCCTGCTCTGCGGTCGGAATGCCGGCCGGCCGCGTCGCCATCTGCGCGTTCGTTATGACTTCGTGCTCAATGTCCATCAGTCGATTGCCACCCATAGCAAAAGTTCGTCCTCCATCTGCCGTTTGAAGGCGATGGTCTGGACGTTAACCAGTTCGATCATCAGCTCAAGATCCAGCGGCGAGGTTTCGACAGCGTCGAAATCAACCGTCGGAATGTGCGGCATCCGTTGCTTCAGCTTGAAAGTTTTTTCGCGCGCTTCCCGGCGCAGCTCTTTAACTTCGGGCGGCTCCTCTTCGCGAGGAGGCGGCGGCATCATAATGATGTGCTGCCGCTCACCGTCCGACCCGCCACCGCCCCCAGCGCGCCGCTGGAGCGCCAAGTACCCCCGCGTCGCGACGTGAATGGGCTCGATCATTGCCGTGTCAGCGTCGTCTGGCTGTCACCGTTGCCAGTGATTGCAACCTGGATCGCCCCCGCCGTTTGCGTGTAGCGGGTGATGGTCGCCGGATTGTCTGGGTCGAGCCCCATCAACGCCCAGATCTCCTTGGACTCCTCAGAAGTCGCAATGGCCTGTTCTTCAACAGTCGCCCCGGATGCCGGGTCGATGTTGTTTACAACATAGACCGTTCCACGGATAGGCCAGTGCCCCGCCGTGTTTGAGACATCAAGCGTGAGCTTGCCGCTGATGAAGTCGAGGCAGATCCCGCTGGTGTTCCCTGTCTTGTTTTGAATGATCACCGGCCCCGACCACGCTCGAATGATGAGACCAGCACCATCTCCGTTGATGTCAATGCGTGGCTGCGGCTGGCCGGTCACCACCCCGGAATAGCACGAAAGCAGCAGCGCCAGCTTGGTCGGATCTGCCGGAAGCGTGAGCGTGCCGATTCGGAAGATGCACTTCGACATCCAGCCGTGATACCCGCTGACGTTGAAAATTTCGCAGCGCTCCATGATCGTGTAGCCGCCGCAGACGCCGTTCATCGAGGCGTCTTGGAAAACTGTATTCTCCGTTGAGACCCCAGACGACAGCGTGAACGTGACAGCGTTTGAAGAAACGCCTGACACGGTCCAGTCATCCAGCACATCGCTTGCACTAAACGTGTAATCGTTCAGAAACTTGATGTGGCTGATGCCGAAAGTCGTGCCCAGCGTCTGAGCATCTGAAAGCGTCTTCGCCGGGGTCGTCAAAGTGCCGATGGGGAAAGACGTGCCCACTGTGCCGTTGATCGGATCGACCAAAATAACGTTGTTATAGATGCCGACTTCTAAGAAGGTCGGGTCAATAAATCCAGTCGTGTTGTTCGTGTTGACGCTAACCTGATTCTTAACTTCAACGTCGCGGATGTTGGTGTTGCCGTTGGTGATGTTGACCGAGTACGCCCCATCCTCAAATTGCAGCTGGTAGTAGTCGGCATTGATCTCCGTGATTGAAGGCGTCGATGCAGTGGCCGCAATTCGGGTGTAGATGACCGGAAACGGAAGCGACTCGGGGCTGTCTGCATAGTCCCTCAGCAGCTGCCAGAACGTGTCAACCGTTAAGTTGTATTTCGTGCCCGAGTCGAGCGTCAGGTCGCTCTTCGGAATTTCAATCGTGTATGGCGTGGTGGAGTAGTCGACAGTGATCGCCATCGACTATTCCCCCGACGTTGACCCGCCGTGGAAGCTCTGGGTCAGCAAAAGATTGTATTTCTGCGCTAGATCCTGCACCTGCGCGTGCATGGCCTGCAACACTTTCGACTGCGCGTTGAAGTGTTCAACCATCTCAGCCCGCAGGCGCGCTACGTCATCCACAGCCGCGCGCGCGTTCCTCGTCGCGACTTCCTGATGCGCCTTGGCGACCTCATCACTCATCGGAAATCATCACCGCAGACCCGGTAAACCCGGTGCTGCTGTTCACTGTTCCGTTGAGCACCCCCTGCTGGTAGTACGGGCTGCTACTGCTTTTTCTCGCCCACCCTGTCACCGGCTGGTTGCTGGAATACACCCGGCTGGTGCTGATGTTCCCGCTGCCGTCGGTCAGCCCGTAGAGCGCCGCGAAAGTCGCCTTGATTGTACCAGTCGGGCTGGGGGTGCCCCCGCCGGTTCCGGTAAAACTTGCAATGGCA